AATTTTGCTTGGACAAATTTTGCAAGGTCTGTTGTTAATCTTGATCGTATTAAAGAAGATGTTAGTGGTTACACTCGTCCTCGCACGATTGATTTGAAGCATGATGATGTATGGAAATACATTGTGCAAGATTCAAAACGTGCTTTTAAGTTACCGAAGAAGGTTAACCCAATTCACATTAATGATGTTAGAACAGCTGACTTAAACTGGGCTGCATCTGCTGGACTGCCATGGATTTGTGACGGTCCAACAACTAAACGTGAAGTAATTGATGAGGCTATACCATATGCTAGATGGTTCTGGCATAATGTAAAGCATAACATCAGGGTTAGCGTTCCTGACGCAACAGCATTCGCAAGAAGTCATCTGATTGAGGTTGGTGAGCAAGAAAAGGTTAGAGCCGTTTGGGGTACATCTTTGATTACTCTAATAGGTGAAGCCGTTTTCGCCTCCCCAATCACTTTAGCATACAAGCTTGTAAACACTCCGCTGCCTGGGACATGGATATGTTCCACGGTGGGATGTCAAAGTTAAGTTCTGCTTTGAAAGAGCATAACGATTGCTTTGTTTATGAGATTGACTGGAAGTCCTTTGATAAAAGGGTTGCTTCCACGTTAATTTACACAGCCTTTGATATTCTGAAGAGCAATATGGATTTTACTCATTATGAGGGATATGGAATCCCGAATCCATATGAATTAGATAGAATGTGGAATAAGATCGTGAAAACATTCATCTATACTAAGATAAGATTTGCTGATGGCACCAGAGTGCAAAAGTGTGCTGGTGTACCAAGTGGATCTTTCTTTACGAACATCATTGACGGAATCGTTAATTATTTAGTGTGTAGGTATATTATCTACAACCTTACTGGTAAGCTGCCCCGTTACCATAAGGTGATGGGTGATGATTGCATTGTAATGCATGAACATCACTTTACACTTAACGATTTTGCGGCTGAAGCTTGGGCTTGCTTTCAGATGTTTCTGTCTCGTAAGAAGAGCAGAGTCCACCCTCCGAACACGACGGAAGGTGTAAAATTTCTAGGTTATGAACTCAGAGGTAGTGGTACTCCATTCAGACCACTCTAT